GTTCCCGCCGACCTCGCCGAGTCCCCGATCGCCTCCCCCGCGTTCACTCCCGAACCCGCGTCCGCCACGCCCGATGAAGAATCCACCGCCCTCGGCGCCGCCAACGCCCTCCCCCATTCTGCCGACCCGCAGAACGACACCCCCGCCCGCTGGCTCAAGCTCGCCGACTACGGCGACTGGCCCCACCCCGCCGGCCTCCAACGCTTCACCCAATCCGCCGCCCAGCGCATGGCTCACGGCTTCAAGTCCCTCCTCGGCCGCCTCCGCCGCCGCTTCACCGGCATCCCCGTCTACATCGGCCACCCCGACGACCCCGCCTTCGCCGGCCAGCCCGGCCATGACGACACCCGCGCCTATGCCTGGGTCTCCAACCTCGAAGCCCGCCCCGACGGCCTCCACGTCCTCGCCCGCTGGAGCGATCCCGGCCGCGAACTCCTCAAACATGCCTTCTACAAATTCCTCTCCCCCCGCTGGCAAATGCGCCCCGTCGCCAACGGCGTCTACGAACCCGTCCGCCTCATCTCCATCGGCCTCACCAACCACCCCAACATCCCCGGCGAAGCCGTCGCCAACAACTCCCCCGCGCCAGTCACCTCCACTCGCAGCACCTCCCTCCCACCTGAAACTCAAACCCGGAAAACTGAAACCGCTTCCCTCCCCGCACCCAACTCCACGCCCGTCACATCCAAACCCAAAACTGAAACCGTGAAACCCGAAACCCTCCTCCCCCGCCTTCTCGACGCCCTCGACCTCGACCACACCGCGCCGCCCGAAACCCTCCTCGCCAACGCCGAAAACCTCGCCAACGCCGCCCGCGACACCCGCGACTCCCAGCTCGAAGCCGCCCGCTTCTACCGCCTCTGCAACGACGCCCAGGCCGAGGTCCGCGCCGCCAACCAACGCGCCGACGAGGAACGCGCCGCCCGCATCGAACTCCACCTCGACCTCGCCGAACTCCGCGGCCAGATCCCGCCCGGCGAACGCTCCAGTTGGCGCGACTCCCTCCAAGGCAATTTCGACCACGCCCTGCGCGAACTCTCCAATCATCTTCCCCGCGTCACCCGCCCCGCCATCGGCACCCCGCCGCTCACCGCCCGCCTCGCCGCCCGCCGCCTCGGTGCTTCCGCCCCCGGCGACGCCGACCGCCTCCTCACCCTCGTCAACGAACGCATGGCCAAAACCGGCGAAGACTACCCCACCGCCTGGGCCCGCGTCAAACGCACCCGCGCCGACCTCTTCGGCTCCGCCGCCATCTTCCCATCCTGATCCAATTTTTCTCCCACTCATCCCAACCCAAACCACCATAACCATGACTCGTATCCTGACCTCCCTCCAGGCTCTCGCGGTTCTGCTCTCCGGCAAAACCTCCCGCAGCCTGTCGTCCAGCCGGTCCCGCCGGCCGGTCTTCGCCAACGTCGCCGACGGCACCCACGCCGGCGCCATCACCTGCACCGCCAACTCCACCTTCACCTCGAAGTATCTGCTGGCGAAAGCCGACGCTACTCCCGGCCTCGTGGATATCTGCGGCGTAGGCGACGTCCCCGTCGGTGTCGCCACCGACGAAGCCACTGTCGGCAACATCCTTGCCATTAAGCTCCTCGGCACCGGCGCGTCAACCACCCGCATGGTCGCCTCCGCCGCCATCGCCGCCGAGTCCATGCTCTACACCGCCGCCAACGGCCAGGTGCAGACGGAGCCCGCCACCGCCGGCACCTACTACCTCGTCGGACGCTCCCTCACCGCCGCCACCGGCGCGGGTGACCGCCTCGAAGTCGAACCGTGCCTCCCGGTGCGCCTCACCGTGGTCGCCGCCCTGCGCACCGACAGCATCACCGACCTCGCCGCCGACGTCACCACCGCGTTCACCACACCCGGCCGCGTCAAAATCCTCGGCAGCTAAAAAACCACCACACCACCACTCAACCTCCGCAACTCCTCACACCCATGGAATCCGACATCCTCACCCTCACGGCGCCGCAGCAACAACTGCCCGCCGACGCCGGCTGCAACCCGCCCCAGGTGGTTTGCGCCGCCAACGAAGCGCGCTTCATCGCCGCGCACTACTCCGAGCCGCTCACGACCTTCACCGTCGGCTGGCGCGATCCCGAAAACCTCGGCTCGCTCCTCGACTTCGTCGCGCCGCCGGTCCCCGCCGGCCGCCGCTTCGAATTCAAGCGCGCGGACAACGCCCAGGCCTTCTACTCGGAGACCGACGACGTCCGCTCCATCGGCGCGCCCTTCAAACGCGTTGAATACACCGGCGACTCCGTCCTCGGCAAAACCCTCAACAAGGGTCTCACCATTCGCGTGGACCACGACGAAGCCATCGGCGACGACTGGCAGGAGCGCTACGTTCAACTCCTCCTCCAGCGCCTCCTGCGCAACGAGGTCCGCCGCGCCATCGGCGCCATTAGCGCCTCCGCAACGGTCACCAACGTCGTCTGGCCTGCCACCGGCACCGTCGCCAATCCCGACGCCGACTTGCGCAACGCGCTCGTCAATGCCGCCAACAGTTCCGGCGTCTGGCCCAACCGCATGCTCTTCGGCGAAGTCGCCTGGAGCCTGCGCGCCAACTGCTACGATGCCCAGGACACCTCCGGCGCTCGCCGCGCCGGCGGCCTCACGCCCGACCTGCTCGCCATGAAGCTGTTCCTCGACGGTCTGCGCGTCGCCGCCGTCCGCTACCAGACAACGAACACCACCAAGACCGCCGCCGTCGGCAGCAACGTGTATTGCTTCTATGCCGAACCGCTGCCCGGCAAGGACGAGCCCGCCAACCTCAAGCGTTTCCTCACGCCCACCGACAGCGGCGGCCCGTTCCGTGTGTATCTCGAGGAGCACGCCAAATACACCGACATCTCCGTCGAGCACTCCTCGACCGTGATCGTCACCTCCCAGCTCGGCCTCACCGCCCTCGCCATCACCACGTCCTAAAACCACCGCGCCGCGCGCGCGGGTCCCATCCCCGCCGCGCCGTGCGATCCCTTTCACTTCACCGCCAGAACTCCAAGGGCGGCAAGCAACTCCGGCAGCCATCGGCCCCATTCTCCGTCCGGTTACCGCCGGTCCCGCTGCCCGACTGACTTCTGCCCTTCGACTTCTGCCCTTTCCCACCATGTCCTGGACCGCCCTCACCTCCGCCGACGTTTACGCCGGCCTCGTCGCCGCGCAGATTGACACCCTGCGCAACCGCGCCCTCGCACCCGGCCAGCCCGACCCGCTGCCCATACTCCTGGCCGACGTCACCGCCCGCGTCCGCGCCGAAATCCGCACCTGCCGGCGCAACCGCCTCGACCAGGATCCCGCGCTGCTGCCGCCCGAGCTCAAGCTCGCCGCCAGCCATCTCGTCCTCGAGGCGCTCCAGGCCCGGCTGCCCAACCTCGCCCTCACCACGGATCAGTTGGACCTGGCCGACAACGCCCGCCAACTCCTCGAGCGCGTCGCCAACGGCGAGGTCGCCGTCTCCAAACCCAGCCATCCCGAAAGTCAACTGGCCGCCACCATTTGGTATGGAATCGAGGTTCTGCGCCGCCGTCCCGATGCGGCCACCGGCCGCGACCTCGCCGGGTTGTAAGCTCCTTCCGTATCCATTTTTCAACTACGACCATGCGCAGCGTTCTCGAAACCCTCCAGGAAGCCGTCGCCCAGCAACTGCGGCAGCACCTGTGCCTGCCCGGCGCCGCCGTGACCGCGCGCCGCGCCAGCGACCTCGAAAGCCAGGTCGAGGCCGCGCTCCAGGCGGCCGTCGGGCTGAGCCTCATCGTGCTCGACCCGTGCCCGCGGCGCGTCGCCCCGGCTGTGCCCGGCCCGGCGTTTCTCGAAATCTCGCTCACCGTGCGCGTGATTGAAAACCTTCTCACCAACGACGCCGGCGCGGGCCTGCTCGCCGCGGCCGAGCGCGCCAGCCAGGTGCTGCATCTCTGGCCGCTGCCCGAGGCCTGCGGTGACGGCACGCTCCTGCTGGCCGAGACCGACCCGTGGACCACACCCACCGGCGTCACCCGCGGCGCCACCGCGCTCGATTTGCACTTCCGCGCCGCCGGTTCGCTCGCGGCCTATCCCCAAAACTGACCCCGTTTTACCATGCCCGCCCGTGTCCACCTGCTCCGCGGCCCTGCCCGCATCGAATACAGCGACGTCGTCTTTTACTCCGCCGGCGACGTGCGCCTTGATCTGCGCCTGCGTACGCGCGAAGCCCGCGTCGCCGAGCTCGGCCCGCTGGAATACTGGATGGACGATGTTGATCTCACCGTGACTTTCCAGCCGGCGGCGGCCTGGTCGGCCGATTTGCTCGCGGTGCTTTACCCGTATGGCGGCGCGCTACCCGGCCAAAGCCTGTTTGCTGGCGACGACCAGCCGCTCGTCATCCTGTCGCCGGATGGCGTGCAACTCACCCTGCAAGCCGCCGCGCTCACGCAGATGCCCTCGTTGCGCCTCGCCGGTGGACGACCGGCTTTTGGCGAAGCCACCTTCCGCGCGCTGACCGCCGCGGGCGGCGCGCGCTCGGCGACCGATGCGCTCTACCAAGTCGCAACGGTCACCTGGCCTGCGCCGAATTTCGACCGCACGCAGCTCGTCGCCGGCCCAGTCAACGCGAGCTGGGGTTCGTCCGCGCCGTGGAACGCCTTGCAAACCGTGGACGGTTTCCTGCTGGAATTTCCGCTGAAGCTGCGCGAGGACACGCTCGATGACGTCGGCACGGCGGACCTGGGCGTGATCGAAGTCGGCGCGCGCGCGCAGTTCATGCCCGCCGGGCCGACGGCTGAGGCGCTGCTCGACGCCGCTCAGGTGCAGGGCGCCGGCGCGGACCGCGGCGCCAGCCTTTTTCCCAACGCGGCCAATCTCGTGCTGCAAGGCGCCACCGGTGGTCCGCTCGTGACGCTCGCGGCCGCCGCGCTGGTGGACGACGTGCCCCTGGCATGGAGCGCCCAAGTACCACGGCTTGGACGCGTGACGCTCGCCGCCCAGCGCCCGCTGACCGCCGGCGGCGCGCAGCCACTGTTCAGCGTCGGCGTGGCTTCCTAACCGTATCCGATTTTCCACCACCATGAAAATTCTCTTTGGCATCGTCGCCCTGGCGCAAGGACTCGCCCTGCGCGAATCGCCCCGCCAGTTCACCCTGGAGACGACCCGCGCCACGCAGGTCGCCACGGCCTTGCGCGCGGATGCGGTGCAGCCCATTGACCGCGGCAATGCGCAAAACCTGGTGCGCTTCGCCGTGACGCGGCGGCATCCCGACCTGGAAACGGCGCTGGAGTTCGCCCTGACGCACGCCGCCACGCTCGCCGCCGCGGGCCCCGTGCTCACCTTCGTCCTCGAGGACGGCCCCGGCACCGCGGAGCTCTACATGGCCGACGCCGTCGTGCGCGCCGTGCTATGCACGCCCACCGGCCTCGCCACGGACACCCGTTACGAATTCATCGGCGGGGACATCACCAGCAGCCCGCCGGCCGGCAGTTAAAATCTTTCCGCCCACAACCCATCACCACTGACCCTCCTTAACCATGAGCACCCTCGGACGCACCCGCATCCGCCTCGCCGGCGACGCCGCCAACTTCAACAGCCCGCTGGACGTCAACAGCCGCGCCACGCCGCAGTTTTGGCGCGGCAACGACGTGCAGTTTGAAATCGCCGTGTTTTTCAACGGCGTGCTGCAATCCGTCGCCAATCTGGCCAGCGTGACGCTGGAAATCCGCGTGCCCGGCCCGGCCGGCGGCGCGCCGGACCCGAGTTCCACGCCGCTGATGTCCGCGACGGTGTATTCCGGCGCGCTCGACAATACCACGACGGAAGACACCTGGAACAACGGCACGCAGCAGCAGGCCCTCATCGCCTTCACTGCCGCGCAAAGCAACATCGCCGCCGGCCCGCAATGGCTCTCGCTATGGGTGGTCACGACCGACAGCCCCGGACGCGTGATCACGCTGACCGCCGGACCAATCCGCGTGCTCGAGGACGGCTGCGGGCCAACGGCGACTGCCCCGTCCCCATCGGACAGCTATTATACCGAGGCCGAAGTGAATGCGTTGCTGGCCGCACAGCTGCAGGTGCTAACGCTCACGGCGCTCACGGGCGGAGCGGGTTGTCTCGATGGCCAGAACACCACCGGCAGGACCGGGCAGGTCTTCATGGTGATCATCCCCGGATCGCCGCTGACGTATTTCCAGGTGCAGGCCGGGACAGCCGCGACCAACACGAGTCCCACGCCACCCGCGCCGGTCACCGTGCGCGGGGCGGATTATGACGGCACGGCCAACCCGACCGAATTTGTGCAGATCGGGTGACTTCCCCGTTCCGAAAAAACTTCTCCTAACCTCCAATCCATAATTCCATGAAAAAATTACCTTATATTTTGTCACTCGTCCTCGCCTCATGCGGGCCGCTGCCGGCGCAAATTCTGCCGCTGAGCATGAACATGACGAGCGGCCAGATAGTGACCTCGCGCGGGGCGCCCGCGAACGCGACGTTCAGCAATATCACGGTCAGCGGCACGATTTCCGGAAACTTTTCCGGGAATGTCGGCGGTGGGGGTGGTGGCGCGGGCAATTACGGCGGCAATTTTACCGGAGGAAACATTTCCGGCCTGCTGCTGGGCAACACCACGGTCACGCCGCAGTCCGTGGGCAACACGTCCCTCGCACCGGTGCCGTTCAATGTGCTGTCCGGCAACTACAACACCGCGGCGACCGATGCGGCGATCTACGCGCCCCTCAATTCGCCGACGTTCACCGGCAATGGCCAGCTCTCGGGGAATTTCCTCGTCGGCGGGAACGTCTCGGGGACGTGGAACGGCACTAATCTGACGGAAAACCAGGTGACGGGGCTGTCATCCGACTTATCCAATCGCGCGCTCTTGAGCGGGGCTGCGTTTGCAGGAAATCTTTCGACGACGGGCAACAGCTCGGCGCTGAATTTCAACGGGACGAATGCGTTTTTCACCAACCTGACCATTTCCAACAATCTCACCGTGCCGAGCCTGACGACGACGAATTTCACAGTGACGAATTTACAGGTAAACGGGAATCTGGCTTTTGGCTCGGTTAATTCAACCATTATTCCCGGCAATGCGGCGTCGCTGGCGAACAATGGAACGTTCCTGACGGCGGGGCCGGGAAACAGCTTGGTTGAGAACAATGGCAACGCCACCCAGCAGGGTACCATCGGCACGAGCAACACCCTGACGCTGTGGGACACTTACGAGTATGGCAACAGCGCCATGAATTTTCGGAGGTATTTTGACGCCTCGGAAATGGGTGCGATTGGGTATGGGAATTATCCTGCAGGTGGGAGCACCTACGGACAGCGGGTGTTTTTGGCGGCATCCATGCCCTATGATGACGGGGGAGGAACCGGCGGCGGTGGATTTAACCCGGTGCCTCCGGGCAATACCACGACGCCCACGGGTTTGATTTTGGCGCAAGAGGCTTATTACAACGGCGTGCATGTCCAGCGCACGTGCCTGTTGTTTGACGAGCATTGGCAGATGTCCATGTGCCTACCGGGCGGCGGGAATTGGCTGGATGGCATCACGCCCTCGGATACCGGCGACACTACCAATGGCGCGTCGCCGAACATCCAGCTCAATCTGAGCGGCAACACGGCTGGGGACAGCCTCTTTGTGGGCTATGAGGAGTGGCTGGGTCCGACGCGCACGGGGCCGACGGTAGGGATGAACCTGGCGAGCGCGGCACTGCACGGCGATTACTCGGGCTTCCCGGCCAACGGGGCGTATTTCCTCGCGCAAAATGGCGCGACGGGCATGGCGTTCATGCTGGCGAACTCGACGGCGGGGTCGGACTACACGTGGTCAACAGGGGGCCTGTCTTATTCCAATGTGAAGATGATTTTGACCAACGCGGGAAACCTCGCGATTGGGACGACGACGCCGGCGACCGGCGCACTGCTGACCGTGGCGGGGGACGCGGCGGCGGCGGGGAACATAGTCCTAAGCGGAAATGTGACGGACACATCGGCCGCCGGCTACCCGCAGGGCGTCATGGTCACCTCCAGCAATGCGTCGGGGCTGCCGTTTTTCGCCGCGCACAACAGCGCGGGGAAGGCCTTCGACATGGAGCTGCCGACCTATAATGGCACGGCGCAGGCCGAGTTCATCTCGAACACGACCACCCAGTGGTTCATTTCGGATGCGGACGGGTCGTCCATCAATTTTGCGGTGGGGGACACCTACCAGAACGACACGCTCCAGGTGAACGGGGCGAATATCATCATTACGGGGAACGAGGGGATCAACAAGGCGGCCCCGGCGTATGCGCTGGATGTCGTCGGCAGCGGGAATTTTTCCGGGAATGTGACGACGGCCGCCGGGCCGCCCTTCGCGATCACCGGCAACAACACGACGACGCTGTTTATCACGATCAACGGCATCGCGCGGAACATCACCTTCGCGCCGTAGTTCGGGGCCGGTGCAACATTTCCAAATCCAAAAACACCATGAACCAAACACAAATCTGCGGAATCATTCGCCATGCGCTGACGTTCGGCGCGGGCTACATCGCGGCCAAGGGCTGGGTCAACGCGGGCGACGTGCCGCAAATCGTGAGCGCGGCCATGACGCTGGCCGGCGTGCTGTGGTCCATCTACGAAAAGATCGAGCAAAAACCGGCGGGCGGCGCGGGGCCGGGGCTTCCTTCCGGCGCGGCGATGGCTGCCATCGCCCTCGGCCTGATCAGCTTCGCGTTGTTCAATGGCGGCTGTGCCTCGACGGGCACAGGCGGCAACACAACGGTGGCGATTCTCCCGCAAACTCCGGCGGCGCGCGCGGCGGTCGTCGCGCAGATCGCCCAGGACGGCACGCAGCTTGGCGTGGCAGCGGCGCTGCTGCAAAAACCGGATTTGCGCCCCTACTTCGAAGCGAGCCGCGAGGCGTTGAACGCGTTGTTGGCGGCCCAAATGACCGACCCCGTGCAGTTGCAGGCGGACCTCAACCAGTCGGTGCCGGCGGTGGAGCAACCGCTGGTGGACGCCGCGCTGGAAGTGGCCATCGGCGCATATGCGACGTGGTATAACACGAATGCGGCGCAGCTCACGGCGAGCGACACCACGAAATACGCGCTGCAAATCCTGACGGCGCTCGATACCGGGCTGAACGCGGCACTGGGTTCGACCGCCGTTCCCGCTCAGCCGGTGGCTTTATAAACCACCCGGGCGTCCCGCTAAACCTGGATAATGTTGAACTCCGGCGACGCACGCGGCGTTAACCGGGAACAGTTTTCATTCATCCACAGCTCAATCAATATCTACGCCGGCGATGCCGGATTCAATATGCCCCTCGCCAACATCTGGACGCTGGTTTCCGGCAGCTCCGAGCAGACGCTCGCGTTGTGGGGCATCGCGCGGGCGGTGATCACGCGCAAGAGCCAGGATGCGGACCTGCTGCAGATTTCCGTCCCGGATGCGGCGTTCGACGCTGCCGTGCTGTTCGCGTTCGAATCGCAGGTGACGATCAAGCGGTATCCGTCGGTGGACAGCGACGGCAATCCGACGGGGACGCCGGTGAAGTGGTTTGTGGGGACGTGCGTGAAGACGCCGCGCACCGGCCGGCCGAACGCCGAGGGGATGGATTACGAATTCCAGGGACCGTGGTATGCGCTGGCAAACATCGTTTACCAGCAGAATTGGACGATGTTCGACGGGGGGACGCAGGTGACGTCGCCCCAGTCGCGCGTGAACCTGTTCGCGAATGTCGAGGGCGCGCTGATCACGACGGCCGCGCAGATCACGGACGCGCTGACTTGGGCGCTTGGCTCGACCTCGCTCTTCCAGGCGGGCTCGCTGATGGCGGGCATTTCCGTGCCGACAGAGCAGGGGACGGATTTGACGTGCGCGGAGGTGGTGAAGCGCGCGCTGCGCTGGCACCCGGACGCGGTGACGTGGGTGGACTACACGCAGACGCCGCCGGCGCTGAACATCGGGCTGCGGAGCGCGCTGACGGCCGCGAGCGTGGCCGTGACCGGCGCGCCGGCGAACGAGCTGGACATCCTGTCGCGCGACGACTTGGTGCATCCGGTCGTCTCGATTAAATATTCGCAGGTCAATACGGTGAATGGGCAGCAGGCATTGAGCCAGGCGGTGGACAAATATCCCACCGGCGCGTCCGAAGACCAGTTGCGCGCGCTGGTGCTGTCGGTGGATTTGGCAGGGGCGAATTCGTCCTATCTTTCGCAGGATGTGGTGACGGCGGCGCTGCCGTCGGACACCGGCTCAGGGAGCTATGCGGACATTATTGCCTGGTTTGTGGGGAAGCTGCCGGAGCTGGCAGACGCGAGCGTGTTGGCAACGGGCATCACTTACACGGCGAGCAGCCTGAACATCGCGGCGATCAATGACGATGGCTCGCCGTCGAGCGGCGCGGTCTACGGCGCGGAGTTGGTGGACGGGCAGATCGCGGACTGGATGTCGGTGCATGCGCAACTGGTGCTGGTGACCGCACAACTGTCCTATACGCAGCTCACGAAGGACAGTGCGGGGAACTCGATTTACACGAACATGCCGGCGCGCACGGTGCAAGTGAAGGTGCTGTCAACGGATGCGAACACGCAGACCTATCAATCGCTCGGCACGACGGTGCCCGGCGACCCGATGCCGATGGGACTGGCGGAGAATTTCTACAACGCACTGGCGCAACTGCAATACGAGGGCGCGTTCGCCCTCCTCGAGCAGGAGGTCGGCACGATCGGAGGCCCGTTCTCCGGCCAGGTGCTGAATTTGACGGGGAGCCGGAGCGAATGGACGACGATGAAGGCGATGGTCCACACGGTGGTCGAGGACATCGCCACGGGCAAGACGACGCTGCGTTTCGGCCCGCACACCTACCTGTCGGCGGCGGACATGGTGGCGCATCTGCGGGCGACGCGGCAACGGGTGATCCCCGAGCTGGCCGAGCGCGCCGACGCCATTTCCACCGGAGGCGCGCAAGTGCTGCCTAAAACCCAGCGCAAGCAGTCGCAGGGGAAGGTGGAGACGACGCCGAGTTTGGACGTCTGGTTCGGCGCGCCAGTCGCCGGGCCGCCGGCGACGCCGGGCACGAACAAGGTGACGATCCAGTTGACGGCGATTCCGAGCGGGTTGCCGGCGGAAAACCTGGTGATGACGCCGCAGATTGTCAGCGTGGGCTGCCCCGGCGGCGCCAACCAGGTCGCATTGATTTTGATGAGCGGGACGTGGACGCCGTCTTGATCGTGCCATGCATTTCGCCTTCCATTTTTTGCCGATTGTTTACGCGCTGGGCACGGTGTATTTGCTGCAGACGTGCTGTCCGGGCGCGAGCGCGAATTATTCGTGGTATAATTGCGGCTGTCCGCAGGCGGAGTTTGTGTGGTCGCAGCAGCGCAAGCAAGGGCGCTTATGCGGCTACCCGGCGCTCACGTCGCCGGCGTCGCCGCCGAATTTTTACGACACGCTGACGTGGGCGGGCGGCATGACGCAGGTGGTGCACTATCCGGTGAACAATCTCTCGGGGGAGACGGAGGGCGAGTCGGAGACGATTTTCGGGGTGAATATTCCGGCGAATTGCGATTACACGCTGGTCGTCAACCAATTTGAGACGTGGGTGAACACGGTGTCGGGGACGGACACATTCACGACGCCGGAGATGTCCACCGAGGACAACGGCGAGACGACGACTCCCTGTGCGGAGACGCAGTCGGCGGTGATGTCGGGGTATGCGACGCTGACGACGGTGGTGACGGGCGCTTACACGCCGACGGAGGGGCCGGACGCGGGCGACGCCGTGCCGGTGGACAGCACGAGCACGGCGCCTTTAGGGCCGGGGGCGTGGTCGTATGCGGCGTATTCGTCGGAGTTGCTCTGGGGGAGTTTGATAGACACGACGGTGGTGCCGTTTGGCGGCGTGCCGAACATCACCGACGACACGACCGGCGGCGGCATCATCACGGGCGGGATTGTCAGCGCGACGAAGCAGTCATTCATCGGGAGCGGCACGCTTACCGGCGAGATTGACCAGACGCTTTCGGGGGAGCAGGACGAGGCGACGATTTTGGGGGCGCAGGGGCATCTGGATGTCAAGTTCGTGGGCACCGCGATGGGCGGGAACGGCGGGTGGAACGCGCAATCGGGGGCGTCGGATTATCCCTCGTCGGTGGGCGGCGGCGGACCTGGCGGCGGCGTGGACTGGTGCGGGCCGGCGTGGGCGGACCGGGAGGCGACCGGGGCGGGCGGCACGTCCGTGACGGGGCGGCAAATGGACCAAATCTCGGACGCGAAGTTTGCGATTCTGGTGACGAACCTGGTGGCGGGGGTGCCGATGAAATGCACGGTGCAGGCTTACCGCGCGGCGTATTCGGTGGACTACGGCAACCCGCTGACGCCGACGTTCGGGACGCCGTCGTCGGTGGGCGACCCGATAGTTTTCACGTTCACGCCGACGGACACCTGGTATTTGATTGGGGCGACAGTGCCGGGAGGGTTTGACCCGACGAGCTTTGACCCGAGCACGCTGACGCCGACGGAACCGGTGATCAGCGGGGCGGCGCCGCAGGGGTGGATTTACGGGGCGAAGATCGTGGCGGTCGAGCCGCAGTGAAGAAAAGAAGGTCACGCAACGAACGCAACGATTTGAAACAATTCGATAAATGCAAAATCCTTACAAGCGCACGGGAGGGGTGACGGTGATGCCGGATCCGCTGACTTACGAGCAGCGAAAGTCGCTGGGGGCGGTGGCTCTGCTGGACAGCAGAGCCAAACCACGCGGTTTAGGCGATGTCATCGAGGCGGCCGTCAAACCCATTGCCCGAATGCTTCAGTTGCCATGTTTGGATACCGAAGGGCGGCTCAGGCCGGACAGCGGCTGCGCCAAACGGCGGGATACGCTGAACGAGGCGGCCCGGCTGACGCGCGACTGAAACGGGGACCCGTTCCCGATTTAAACAAGAGCCGCAAGACCGGGGGCGACGCCGACAGGCCACGGCAGGGTTACACCTTATAGCCAAGGCCCCGGCAATGCCGTAATCTCCGTCAACGCGGAGAGCACGCGGACATTTTTACCGTCACGCTGGCGGCCACGAACAAACCATAGAAAATAGAAACAACCGATTATGAACACACTCGAAATCAAGGGCGACTGGAACATCACCAAGGGCAAGCTGAAACAAAAATGGGCGAACCTGACGGATAACGACCTCGAATACATGGTGGGCAAGCAAGACGAACTGTGCGGCCGGATTCAGAAGCGCACCGGCCAAAGCCTGGAAGCGATTCAAAAGGCCATCGAAGAAGCCTGCGCCTCCACTCCCTCCTGCTGCGCTTAACCAGCCGGCGAATCCAACAATCCAAAAACAAAAACACCCATGAGAACACTCAAAGATTTATTTTTTGACGAACTGGCGGACCGATACGATTCCGAAAAGCGGCTCGTGATTGCGATGCCCAAAATGATCAAGGCCGCGACGTGCCTGCGTTTGCGGAAGCTGATCGAGGGGCACCTGATGGAGACCGAGCGCCAGGTCACGAAGCTGGAAAAGGTCTTTAAATTATGCGGCGAAAAGCCCAGCTTGAACAAATGCGACGCCACGGTGGGACTGGTGGCCGAAGGGGCCGAAGTCATGACCGACAACAAGGGCTCGCCGGTGATCAATGCCGGGATTGTCTCGGTGGCGCAGAAGATCGAGCATTACGAGATCGCGTCGTATGGCTGCCTGCACGAGTGGGCGATGCTGCTGGGGCACAAGGCGGGGGCGGCGCTGCTGAAGGAAATTCTCGGCGAAGAAAAGGCCGCGAACCAGGCGCTGATCGAGCTGGCGATTGACCACTGCAACAACCAGGCGCTCAACGCCGATGCCGCGGAAGATTTCTGCGCCATGAGCAAGAAGGCCAAGGCGATGAAGCGGGCGGCGTGATCCAAAAGGCCGCGTGCGCCAAAATTGCCGGGAGGTTATCCGGTGGGCTGGGCGATTTGGCGGCGAGGCGTCGTAGTGCTGCCGCCAAAGCCGCTGCCAAAGCCGGTTCCGGAACCGGCGGCGGAGTTGTTATTGGTATAGGCGCCGGCGCCCGCGGAGTTGTTGGCAACCGCACCGCGGCCATAAGCGCCGCCGGCTTGGGCGGCGAGATTGCCGCGGTTGTTAAAGTAGCCCAGGCGGCGATTTTGCAATTGGGCGGCGGTGTTGGGAACGGCGACGGGCGCGGCGACAGGTTTCGCAGCACCGCTGCGGTCGCCGGTATAGAAGGGGCTGTAAACGACGAGCGGAGGCGTTGGCGGAGGAACGGCCATGGGCTGATCCGAAGGGGGTTGCAACACCAACTGGACATCACGCCCGCGGTCATTGAGTTCGACGGTGTTGTTGGTGAGATCGAAGCTGACAATCCGGATGTCGGGGTGCAGCGGGTCATTGGGGGTGAGCCAGAAGCTGGCGCGGTCGCGAACATCGTAAAGGCTGACCATGAGGTTGTGGCCGACGAGGCTGTAGCCGTGCAATTCGAGGGAGAGGGGGATGGACGGCAGCCGGGAAGGGGCCAGCGATGGGGTGTAATGCCATCCCGGCGGGATGAAAGGGGAATCGGTAACCAATGAACCAAGCGCCGCGAAGGCGGATGAGGCGCAGGCGGCCAGGACGCAGGTAAACGCCACCAGCAGCCGGCAAGCATGACGGGACAGGGTGAGGATGGGTAGGTGCATCTTCTTACAAACCTAAGGAATGAATCGTTTGTTCCATAGAGTACGCCATCTCCCGTAGTTTCGGCGGATGAGCGCGATGTAGTTCCTGAGGCATCAATAATGGAATGGGCGGTGGGAGAATCGGAGGTTGCTGCCGAGGGCATTAAGCATGCTGGCGTTCGTCATTTGCCTGGGGTACACGCTTTAGAGTGCGATGAAATTACATCCGTGAGGCCGGAGATTCATTGTCTGGGTAAACAGGGCAACTCCGCGCTTGCGCGGGGGCGCGGGGTGGGCAGGATTTTGCGGCATGAGCGATGACGCGGGGCCAACGGTTTTGTCGGGGAACATCGTGGACGTGGTGGGCGGGCGGACGTTCGCGGGGCGGGTGGAGCTTTCAGCCCCTCGACCCGGCTCAGGGCAAGGAGCAAGGATTGAGCGGGTGGTGAACGAGGGGCCGGTGCGGGAGGGCGCGGCGTGGTATGCGCCGGGATTGGTGGACGCGCATGTGCATGTGGAGAGTTCGATGCTGGCGCCGAGCGAGTTCGCGCGGGTGGCGGTGACGCACGGGACGGTGGCGACAGTGAGCGACCCGCACGAGATTGCAAACGTGCTGGGGGTGCCGGGGGTGCGGTGGATGCTGGCGGACGCGCGACGGGCGGCGTGCAAAATATTTTTTGGCGCGCCGTCGTGCGTGCCGGCGACGAGCTTCGAGACGGCGGGGGCGCATTTCGGAGCGAAGGAGGTGGGTGAATTGCTGGATGACCCGGCGATACGGTATTTGTCGGAGGTGATGAATTTTCCGGGGGTGATTTACGGCGATCCGCTCATGCTGGCGATCATCGCGGAGGCGAAAAAGCGCGGGAAACCGGTGGACGGGCACTCGCCGGGAGTGCGGGGCGAGGATTTGAAGAAATATATAGCGGCGGGCATCCAGACGGATCACGAGTGCACGACGCTGGAGGAGGCGCGCGAGAAGGCGGCGCTGGGGATGAAGGTGTGGATTCGTGAGGGGTCGGCGGCGCGGAATTTCGAGGCGCTGTGGCCGCTGCTGCTGGAGCGGCCGGAGCTGTGCGGGTTGTGCAGCGACGACAAGCATCCGGACGAATTGCTGGTGTCGCAGATTGACGAGTTGGTGCGGCGGGCGGTGGCGCACGGTGTGCCGGTGATGGATGCGCTGCGGGCGGCGACGCTGAACCCGGTGCGGCATTACGGGCTGCCGGTGGGGTTGTTGCAGGAAGGCGACCCGGCGGACATCGTGGAGGTGGATGATTTGCGGAATTTCCGGGTGCGGCGGACGTGGGTGGACGGGCGGCTGGTGGCGCAGGAAGGGCGGCCGCTGGCGCCGCGCACAACGGTGACGCCGGTGAATGTGTTTCGCGCGGGGCCGAAGCGGGCGGAGGATTTTCAGTGGAAGGCGCAGGCAGGGAAGCGCGTGCGGGTGATCGAGGCGATTGACGGGCAGATCGTGACGGGAGAGTCGGTGGAGTTGCCGAAGGTGGAGAATGGATTGGTGGCGTGCGATACGTCGCGGGATTTGCTGAAGCTGACCGTGGTGAACCGGTATGCGGATGCGCCGCCGGCGGTGGCGCTGGTGCGGAATTTTGGGTTGAAGCGCGGGGCGCTGGCGTCGAGCGTGGCGCATGACTCGCACAACGTGGTGGCGGTGGGGGCGAGCGACGCGGAGCTGGCGCGAGCGGTGAATTTGGTCATCCAGCACGGCGGGGGGCTGAGCTTTGCGAGCAATGAAGTCGAGAAAGGACTGCCGTTGCCGATTGCGGGGCTGATGGCGACGGGCGAGGCGGCGGCGGTGGGCGCGGCGTATCGGGAATTGTCGGAACTGGCGCGCGCGGCGGGGTGCAAGTTGCAGGCGCCGTATATGTGCCTGTCGTTCCTGGCGCTGCTGGTGATTCCGCAGTTGAAGCTGAGCGACAAGGGGCTGTTTGACGTGGGGAAGTTCAGTTTGGTGGAGCCGTGGGTGGGGTGAGGAAAATTCGAATGATGAAATTCGAATGATGAATTAAAGCAAGACCGCGCACTCTAGAAACGCCAAGCAACGGACTTGCCATTAGCGTGTGCGGGAGGCAAAAAGCAGACGTGCGTTATGAGTTGAAAATCTCGGAAAATGCCTTGGAGCAATTGCGGGCGCTGCCGAAGGAATTGCGTCGCAACATTGGCCGGCGAATGGAGCTGTTGCGCGATGATTTGCAAGGTGACGTGACCAAGCTGAGGGCGGAAGGAGGTCGCTACCGGTTGCGGGTGGGATCGTTTCGCGTGCTTTTCGTATTGGCAGAGGGCGTTATCCGGGTGTATGGTGTGAAAGACCGCAAGGAAGCCTATGAGTGAAACGGCTGTCATGGAACAAATCGAACAACTGCGGGCGACCGTCGCCCGCCTGGAGTCGCGCGTGGAGGACTTGGAGGACTTGCGCGATTTGGAACGGGCAATCGCGGAAAACGCGGGCCGGCCGCTTGTGGCCTGGGAGAAGGCTAAAGCGGAACTGGGCTTGGATTGACATCATTGATGGGGATAGATTGAATCAGGGCATGGCAGTGGCGAAAGCCAGCAACGGGAAGCGCGTAATGCGACTCAGGTGCGCCGGAGTTTTGGCGGGTCTTTTACTTTTGCTGGAGGGGTGCACAACGAACGAGAATTCCGACAAGTCTGCCACGAGCTACCAAGTCACTAAGACCATCGCCGAAATGGGCACACCGATTATACCACTCAATCAATCCGAAGAAAACGCCGAAACCGGGCAACCCGTGTCGTTCTCGGCGGAACACTAAACGAGAGACCCGTGGGCGCAAAAAAGAGGTTTGCGTCGGGGTGGGCGGGCGTATAGATAACCGTGGGAAACGCATCTCGCGTGTCTGTATGAGTGCTTTCCCCAAGAGTCCCGTTCCGGGCGCCCCGGTAATGGAGGCCCCGCCAGTGCCCGCGGGCGCGGCTTCGGCGGCCGGCGTGCGCGCCAAGGAGACCGCGGCGATTGACGCGCAGTTTTACCAGGCGGCGGACGAGTTTTTCCCGAAGCAGGCGCCGACGGCGCTGACGTATGACGACGTGACGCTGGCGACGCTGTTCTCGGAGGTGCTGCCGCGGGAGACGAAGCTGGACACGGCGTTGAGCGAGTCGCTGCATTTGCCGATGCCGATTGTGTCGTCGGACATGGACACGGTGACGGAGTCGGCGATGGCGATCGGGATGGCGCTGAACGGCGGGCTGGGGCTGATCCATTACAACATGACCGAGCGGCACCAAGTGCGCGAGGTGGAGCGGGTGAAGCACCATATTCACGGGCTGATTCAGGACCCGATCTTGGTGAAGCCGGAGCAGACGATCGGGCAGGTGCTCGAGCATGTGGAGCAAAAGCGGTTTTCGTTCCGGACGTTTCCGGTGGTGGACGGGCAAGGGGTGCTGATCGGGTTGCTGTCGGGGCGGCTGGTGAAGGAGCGCTACCGGACCAAGACGGTGGCGGAGGCGATGACGCCGCGGAAAGAGGTTTATACGATCCAGCAAAAGGAGCTGGGGTCGAACCCGATTGCGGCGGCGGACAAATTTTTCAGCGAGCATCTGGGCATTCATAAACTGCTGGTGGTGGATGAGCAGGATCATCTGCGCGGGTTGTTCACGCTG